ATATCCGTCTCGTCTTGTTTTGTCTTTATAAAATTTATTAAGGTTCTTTGTTCGATTACACTTATTGCATTTTTTCATATGTGGGAAGTCTAGCACACTTTCCCCACAAAAACAATATCCTTTCAACTTTCTGGATGTTCCCAATTAATCAGAGAAAATTTAACGAAAGCCGTTCATTTAACCTTCGGCAATATTTCCTCATTAGTTGTCGTATTTAATCTTTCTGCCATTTTAATTTAATTAATAATTACCAACTCTTGTTAAACATATCGTCAAGAGTTTTTACTTTTGCATCTCCTTCGCTTTTACCTGAAGACCGAGTATTGGATGCTATTGTTTTTTTAGCAGAAGTATTGTCTGTATCTAATTTCTTATAAAGTTCTAAGCCTTTATCGAAATCTAAAACTTGATACTCTAGCATAATTTTCTTTAACTTATTTTCATCAAAGGCATTTCCTTCATCTTTAAGTCTTTGAATTTCATTTCTGACAAATCCTCTACTTTCTTCTTCTCTTTGAACTTTGCCTTGCTCTTTGCTATTAATTTCATTCAAGATTTCTTCTTTAAGTTGACCTCTTGTTTGTTCATTATAAGCATTAAACTTATTCCAAAGTTCTGGGCTTTCACCAAATCCTTCAACAAACCACTCGGGTATTTGTTGAGACCCAGGGAGATTTTTCTCAATCTTATCAAGTCTTTCTATTAAAGCACTCTTTTCTGATTCAGCTTTCTCTACTTTTCTCTCTGCCTCTTTTCTAGCTTCAATGATTTCCTTGAATCGCGGATGTTTATGAAAAGGTAATTCCTCAGAAGTATTATCGCCCTTCTGCGATGGCTCTTCCATAGATTCAGTCTCATCGACTTTAGAATCATTAGATTCTTTAGAATCATCAGAGGATTGTGACTCCTCGGTGTTAGTGTCTTCACTAACTTCACTTTTTTCTTTTTCCATTATTGTATTTTTAAGAGGCGGATGACTCCTCTTTATTAGCATCCGATTCTGTATCTTTAATCTGTTCTTTTGTTGATTGAATGTCACTCTCTACTTCTACCGCTGCTCCTATGTCGGGAAACATTAATTGAGGAGCTGCTTGCCAAGTATATAGTCTTTTAGCTGCTTCCATAGGGTCTGGATAATCCAATTTATCAAACATTGTGACTGGGTCTAATAAGTTGCTCTGTGCTAACATTAAAGCTTCATTAGCTTCACTCATTGGGTCTTTAGGTATTAGTGAGCCTTCTTTTACTGAAACTATAATATCTTGTCCGTATACCTCGAACATTTCTTTAGATATTGCTACTGAGTCTAATTGACCTTCTTTTCCAATAACGGCAGTCTTTCTCGTTTCGTCATAATAAACGCACATCATCTGAACCATCCAGTTGAATACTCTATCAGCAAATTGCTCTATGAACTCTGCAGTTCCTCCACCTGTTCTTGATATGTCTTGGTCTTTAATAATCACTTTACCTCCTAAAGTCTTTTCGTTTTGTGTGCCTTGTGGAGTTGAGCCTCTAACTCCGAATATATTCCTCAGTTCATTTCTTGCATCGTTTAAGTGATTGAATACATCTGATGAGAGTGGATGACCAGATGTTTTAACAACGCTGTCTGCATTTCCATCTGGAATAAAAGCTGCTCCACCATCTCTTAATGTATTGACTAGTTCAGTTGCTTCATTCTTATCTTTAACTCCACCATTGATAATCCAACCATTATTCATCTCATCTACATTAGTATTGATTTGGTGTTGTCTTTTGTTAATTAAGTCTTGAAGAGGTAATGATTGCTCTATTAGAGAAGTTTCGTCATAAGGATGTTTATTTAAATTAAATACTGATAAAAACACATAAGGCATCTGAGAGTATTTAAAATGATTGAATGGTTGAATTTCTTGCTCAGTCTCGTTACCCATTTCATCTACAGAAGGAGTATTGTAGGCATAATTCCAATGAGGGTTCTTGACTTTGCCTAACACTTCTTCTTTTTTATATGTCCAAAATACATATTCATTTGTCCACCATTCAATATAAGTCAATTTTGTTCCGGTCATCTTATCTGCTAATTCATCAAAGAATTTCTTTTTTTCAGGGAATTTAGCTTTAAGTTCTTTAATAGTATCCTCTTTATATTCTCCAATAAACTCTCCTGTGTATTTCATATCATCATTAATGCAGGCATCTGCATCTAATATAAGCTTCTGTGGTCTTAATACGTCTAATACCATTTCGTTTTCTTTTTCGCTCCAAGCTATCTTAATTACTCCGAGGAAGTATAGTGCCCAAAACCTAACAACTCTTTTTATTCTTAATTTAAACCTCAGTCTATCTGATAAGTCTATTAACTTCTTAGTAATCTTTTCTGCAAATTCTTTACCTTGTGGTGTTTCATCACATACTACTATAGGGTCTGGATTCTTTTTAGTAGCCAGCGGTAGAAATGTTTCAATAGCTTCAAATATAAGATTATCCACTAATGGACGCTCTTCATCTTCGCTTTCTACTCTGTGCTTACCAAGATAATAATTTTCTACGTCATCTCTTCTTTTTTTAATTTCACCTTCCACTTCATCCCAATTCTCTTTCCATTTGGTAGAGAGTTTAAGCAATTCTTCATCTGTCATATTCAGATTAAGCTCTTCTATTTTTGTGCCTATGCCTTCTAATGTTTCGTCTTTATTTTCCATAATTTTACTTCATTCTCCAATCTCTTTTTGGAGTTTTTGAATTAATTAAAATGCTTTCTGAACCGAACCTACTCATTCCTGTTCTCCAATATGCTGTTGCGTGACAATTATGCACCAAGATACCGTTAGCAAAATACTCTGGGCAATCCTCAACTGATAGATTGTAAACGTCTTTTTCTCCAAACTCTTGCATGCCAACGACTTGCACATCTTCTACAACAGAATTTTCCACCGTTTCTACTTGTTGTTTCTCCTTTACCTCCGCACTCAATACATTTGAATTTAACTGCCTTCTCCAAAACAAGAGTCTTGAAAGCGTGTTTTGAATGCCACTCTTTTCCTTCCTTTGTACCTCTCCATTCATGCGATAACTTTCTGATTCTTCCCATGTGCTTTCTATTCCAGTTTCTGTTTTCTTCTTTACTGAGCCACGCCTTGTTGTGAAATTTCTGATGTTTTCCTCTTCGAATACAAGACAAATTTTCAATGTCATTATTAAGAGGGTTTTCATCTTTGTGATGTATACAGTAGTCTTTTGGAATTTCTCCCTTAAAATACCTCCAAACTTCTTGATGTAAAAAACCGACTCCTTTTTTGATATGTCCTGAATGTGGTCTGTAATAAACTCTATCTGATCTTCTTTCACTATCCGGGTATCTTCTGAACTTGATTCCTCTGAAAACGATTGTCTTTGATTTAGCCATAGTTTTTTATAATAGTTATCTGTAACTATTATATCCCCATAAGCTATTGAGTCAAGTCTTATGAACCCTTTGTCTTTAATAAATATAGGATGACTTGCTGTTCCAATTAATTCTTTTCCATTTGAGAATATTAATCTAAACACTCTTTCTCTCCCTGTTCTTCCTGCTTTGTACGCTTTTCTGTATCCTTTCCTCGTTAGAATAAGCTCATCCTCTATTATATCCTCTACATTCTTTTCTCCATCAATAGTACTTATTTTAGTTCCTTTTACAAAACACCAGTGATCGTCTCCACTTCTAACCCATATTTTCCTTTTAATTGAGTTGGTTTTTTCATCTAACTCCTTAACTCTAGTCAAGTTGTTCCAGTGGAGCCAGTAATCATACCAGTCCTCGCTTGTTCCCATTACAGATATTCTATTATCGCTAAATTCATCCACTACTAACTGTATCATTCTATTGCGATCTGCTATCACAGCTCCTTTTTCGTCGTGCTTACCCCACCTTACTAGTTGTGCTGTCTTGCGGTCTGTTCCATATGTACAAAGGAATACTCTTCCTGGATATTTTTCTCTTAATTTTCTGCTTCCTATTATGTCTCCACCTTGATCTATTACTGCAATAGCTCTTGGCCATCTGTTAAGCATTCCTTCAATCTCATCATAATCTTTAGCTGTTCCATAGAAGAATAATCCTTTGTGTCCTCCCACTACATAATGTAATTCTTTTCCTGTATCTACACCGATAACTACTCTTTCATTAGCATCAGGATATAGATTATCAGGTGTTAGGTTTTGTTCAAATAATACTCTTGCTAATTTGTTGCCACCTCCAACATAAGGTAATCCTAAAACTTTATTCGTAAAATATTCCTCGTCCTTATATTTATAATAATCTATTATCTCTTTTGCTGTGACCCAAGGAGCCATCAATAAACTAATCCAATAACCACTATATTCTTTATCTTGCCATTTTTTTATCCAGTCTCCAATTCTTCTATCATCATAACTTAATTCCTTTTTGCATTTCTTGCAGATAAAAGTCTCTTCATCTTGGTTTATGTTTTGTGGCCATTCTAAGTATTGTCTTTCGTTACATCTTGAACATTTTATGAACCAATGCTTTTGGTCGCTTCTATTCCAATATCTATCTACTCCTACTCCTGTTGAACTTGGATGAGAAAAATACCATTCCCACTTATACTTACTGTGCTGTAGTCTTGTTGAATATTCTTCCACTACTGGTTGTTTGGATGCATCTACTTCATCATAGACATTCAAATCAGATGATACCATAATTGCTGCTCTCTTAGTCCAAGTCCCTCTAAAGTATATCATTGAGTTGCCTATCCTTTTTTGCTCTACTGAGTCTTTATCTCTTACCCAATTCTTATATATTTCATTCTGTCCTATAATTCTATTTACTTTACCTCCGGCAAAATCTCTAACATCGCCTTCTGTTGGTAGCGTATAAATAATACTCATCTCTCTATGCTTGGCTACCCAGAATGTTTTATTGATTGCTAAAGTGCTAAATCCTATCTGCGCTGCTTTTAAAATGGCTTGTTTTGGCGATAAGTCTGAGTAAGGATCAAATAAGAATAAATGGTCTTTAAAATCTAACGGATAGCCTTGCTCTGTTTTAATTCCATACTTCTGAATAAATCTATGAATTGAATATTGTTCGAGCATCTCATTGTTTCAGTTTATCTTTTAATTCTTTTTCATATTTCTCTGCTATCTTATCTCCTCCTTGAATGTAGTTGTTAACTACTAAAGGACTCTCTGTTTTCAAATTAGTTGTTGATTCTGGTAATCCATCTACATAATTCCAAATGTTCTTTTGTGTTTGATTGTCGCCATCTATTATACCTTTCTTTAAAATCTTTTTAACTAATAAATCTAAATAAGTTGACTTCTGTCCTTCTGGTATCTTCTCTAGTTCTCGTTTGATTGCAGTGGTTATTGAAATGCCTGCTCCTTTTGGTCTGCCATTAGGATTTCCTGATTGACCTGGTTTAAATAAATGTTTTGGTCTGTTTTTTATTGTTTTATCAGCCATAATATTATATTACTTCAAAACAATTAACCTTACTTGTGTTAATATAAATTCTTCTTCCGTCTTCCAAATCAAATCTTGTAAATTCTGATTGCTCGATTGTATTGGATATTACTTTGTGAAATGTCTTTTTTTGTCCATCAGTAAAATGGATTATCTGAGTTACTATTGTTCCTTTGTCTTCTACGCTACTTCCTTTCATAAGCTAAAATAAATTCTTCTTTAATAAATGCATATTCTTTTCTTTCTGGATGATAAATATTGACTTTATCTATTGCCCAGCTTTTAAAATATACTGTGTCTCCTTTTTTAATTTTATCTACTTTGTCTCCAACTTTTAGAACTTTTGCTTTTTCGTTTATATTATTTGAGACAGGCAAAACTATTCCGTTTATTTCATCAATTTCTTCAACTTTTATTAAAATGTTGTCGTTTGTTAAAATCATATATTATTGATTATGTTTTTAATTGCCCTATCTTTTTTTGGATTAATTAGCATTACTTTTTTTTTGCTTATTTTTTGTATAGGTGTGTCGATTGTAATTCCTTTTTTATATAAAATTGCTTGACCAATCAAAATAAGAATTGATATTGCTATTCCTAAAATTAAGCCAAAAAAAACTCCTAGTATCATTTTTTTGGAGTTATGTTTTTAAGTTCTTTTTCATTTTCTTTGATAAGTTCAATTTTACCTTGAGTCTTAACTACGGAGGTATTAATCTCTGCTTGTTTTTGAATTAATTCTTGTAGTGTTTTATTTGCTTCATCGGTAATTCTTTTTTTTTCATCTTCGACGTTGTTATGCATCTCTGTTAGAGTTTTGATTTCTTTTTCAAATTTTTTTAATTTTTCTTTCATTGGTTTATGTTAGATAATAAAAGCTTGACAAATTATTAAAAAGGAGTATAATAGAGTAAGAGGATTAAGATAGTCAACTACTAGACATCTACCTCACCTTTTCTTTAAAAAGGCTAGAATTCTCGGGATGATTAATTGGCATATAAGACACAGTCTGTATCTTGGTTAATTTAATCGGTTTTCCGGTCTAGCTAATTACTAACTTAAATATATGACAAGAGAACAGAAACTACTTGTAAAAAATATTGACCCTTATGAGGAGAAAGTCCCAGCTTGGGCGGTGGTATTAATCTTAGTTGGAACATTGGTATTAGTAGCTCCTGGATTTTTAACCTTAGTGGGGATTATATATAAATCGTATTTCGAATAAAAATGAGAGAAATTAAATTTAGGTTTTGGAATAAACAACACAACAGATGGACTCTTGAAAATAATTTTGTATTTCTTGATTATCCTGAAAAGTATATTCCACTACAATACACCGGACTTAAAGATAAAAATGGAAAAGAGATATATGAGGGGGATGTGGTATTAGATAGCGATAGAGGACAGAAAAAAAGAGCTAAAGGATTTATCGAATATCAGGCATATCAATTTGTTATTAGGAAATTACCAAAATCTAATCGAAAAACTTGGTATGAAATGTGGGGTTGTTGTGTTGGA